GCCGCCTCTGACGGGGACGGCAACCGCAGCGGCTATGAGCTGGAGCGGCAGGTGGACGGCGGCTCCTGGACACAAATCTATAAGGGCTCCGCCCTGGCCTACACCGACACCATCACCGCCGGGTGGAACACTGTGGCCTACCGTGTGCGCTCCTATGACAGCTACAATGCCACCAGCACCTATGTGACCAGCGAAACCCGGACGGTGGACAACAACGCCATCCCGGTCATCACCAGCTCCACGACCTCCGGCACCGATCTGGGGACCAAGGAGGACGGCTTTGACCTGACCTACACCGTGACCGATGCCGACAATGACACGGTGACGGTGAAAGAGTACCTGGACGATGTACTCAAGCGGACCTACACCGCCACCCTGGGGCAGAGCAACACGGTCCAGTGTGTCACCGCCGCCAACTGGCAGAAAGTCCTCAACGGGGCCCACACCATCAAGGTGGTGGCCAATGACACCAAGGCGGACAGCACCCCCTACACCGTGACCTTTACCAAGGCCGTCTATGAGGCCTCCATCACCCTTTCGGAGCCCATGGAGGCCGATGACGCCATCACGGTCATGGTGCTCAATGTGCTGGGCTCCATCCCGGCGGATGCTGACCTGGAGGTCCTGGTGACCAACAACGCCAACGACACGGAGCCCGTCTGGGAGGACGCCACCCAGGATGTAAAGAACGGCAACAACCATGTTTTCACCAACCAGACCGCCACCAACGGCTTTGCCTTTAACTTCAAGGTCAATGTGGGCCGGGGGACCAGCAACACCGGCGGCTACATCACCAGCATTGGAGGTGCTTTTCAGTAATGGCAGTTAAGAAAAAGACCACCAGCCTCAAAGCGCTGCATGAGGCCCAGCTCTACGCACAGCAGCAGCGGGACGCCGCCGCCATCGCCTTTGTGGTGCTGGCGGAGGCCGGGACCATTGACGCCGTGACTGCCTCTGAGCAATCCCTGCTCTTTGCGGAATGGGCGGCCAATGTCAACTACACGGTGGGCCAGCTCCGGCAGTACGGCGGCAAGCTCTACCGCTGTGTGCAGGCCCACACCTCCCAGACCGGCTGGGAGCCGCCCAACGCCGCCTCCCTCTGGTCCATCACCAGCGACCCGGCAGAGGAATGGCCGGAATGGTCCCAGCCTTTGGGAGCCCATGACGCCTATGCCGCCGGGGCCAAGGTGAGCCACAACGGCAAGCATTGGACCTCCGATCTGGACGGCAATGTCTGGGAGCCCGGCGTCTACGGCTGGACCGAGGCCAGCGAGTAAGGGAGGGCGGAGCCAATGGTTATTGAGCTTTCCGTGGGGGGCCTGCTCACCCTGCTGGGCATCCCCACGGCCATCACCTCCCTGGGGCTTTGGCTGCTCCAGCGGCGTATCAGCAAGCGGGAGGCCGTCCAGGATGCACGGGAGGCCGCCCGTGAGCAAAATGAGGTCCTGCTGATACAGAACACCAGGGCGGCCCTGGCGCTGGCTGAGGCCACCGCCGTGGCCGTCCAGCGCATCCCGGATGCACATTGCAACGGGGACATGCACGCCGCCCTTGAATACGCCCGCAAAGTCAAACATGCCCAAAAGGATTTTTTGACCGAGCAAGGCGTCAAGGCCATTTATTGAGGCCCGCCATGCGGCTGTTTTTCCTTGCCCTGCTGGGCATGGTGGAAATCCTCTGGCGGGACTGGAGAGGAGGGCATGAAAAATAGACACCTCAAAAAAGCTACTCTGGGCCCATGTGACCATTTCCGTCCTGCTGTGCGTGGCCACTATCGTCACCAATTACCTGGGCTTTGATGTCACGGCCCTGGCGGGCCTGGCCGGGGCCTCCCTTTTGACCAACGGGGCCTGGGGCGGTTTCTATTTCTGGAAAGCCAAAAACGAAAACCGGGCCAAATATGCCCAGCGGTTTCTCAAGCAGTTTGCGGACAAATACGGGGCGGATGTCGCTGTCCGTGTGGCGGAAATCGTGCTGAAAGACTGAGTAAAGGAGCGTTTTCAATGAGTAAAATGACCGCCAAGGCCTTTGTGGACAAGGCCGTGGACATCGCCAAGAACTACAAGACCTTGTATGTGATGGGGTGCTTTGGGGCCCCCCTCACCGGCTCCAATGTGAGCCGCTACTGCAACAACCACTCCTACAACAAGAACGCCACCCGCACCGCCATGATTAAGGCGGCGGCCAACCAGAGCCCGCCCGTTTTCGGCTTTGACTGCGTGTGCCTCATCAAGGGCATCCTCTGGGGCTGGGACGGGGACGCCTCCCGGACCTACGGCGGGGCGGGCTACGCCATCAACGGGGTGCCGGACATCGGCGCTGACACTATGATTACCAAATGCACCGGGGTGAGCACCACCGGCTGGGATGATATGGTCATCGGTGAGGCCGTCTGGATGTCCGGGCACATCGGCATCTACATCGGGGACGGCCTGGCGGTGGAGTGCAGCCCCAAGTGGGAGAACAAGGTGCAAATCACCGCCGTGGGCAACATCGGCTCCAAGGCGGGCTACAACACCCGCCGATGGACCAAGCACGGCAAGCTGCCCTATGTGGACTACACCGGGGCCTCTACCGGCGGCGGGTCCCAGGGCACCACCCAGCCCAGCAAGCCCTCTGAGGGCACCGTGGGGGCCTGTGTGGGCGACACTGTGACCTTTACCGGCAACAAGCATTATGTGAGCTCCAACGCCCTCAACGGCTCCGCCTGCAAGCCTGGCAAGGCCAAGGTCACCGCCATGGCCGGGAACGCCAAGCACCCCTACCACCTCATCAAGGTGCCCGGCGGCGGCTCCACCGTCTACGGCTGGGTGGACGCCGCTGACATCCAGGTGGAGGGCGGCATCACCGTGGGCTCCAAGGTCAAGGTCAACAAGGGGGCCAAGACCTACACCGGCGGCGGCCTGGCCTCTTTCGTCTACACCAACACCTACACCGTCATCCAGGTGGACGGTGACCGGGCGGTCATCGGCCAGAATGGCGTGGTGACCGCCGCCGTCAACAGCAAGGACCTCACCCTGGTGGGGTAACATAGAAAAGGGAGGATAAAATCATGGAAAGCATTTTTGACTGGTCCGTCATTCTCAGCATCGTGGGCGTCCTGGTGATTGTCACCAACATTGTGGTGCAGGTGCTCAAAAAGCTCACCTGGGACAAGTTGCCGACCAACATCCTGGCGGTGCTCATCGCCATGGCCCTCACCCTGGCGGCCTTTTTCGCCTACTGTGAAATCAAGGGCGTGGCCATCGTCTGGTACACGGTGGTGGGCGCTGTGGTCCTGGGCTTTTTCGTGGCATACGCCGCCATGTTTGGCTTTGATAAACTGAAAGAGGCCATTGCCCAGCTTGACCAGAAAAAGACCGAATAACGCAAGAGAGCCGGAGAGGGTCACACCTCTCCGGCTCTTTTTTTTATGCTCTTTTACAGGGTGTAGTCCTGGGTGGCCGCTCCGATCTGGGCGGCCAGCTCCCGGAGGACGCTGCCGGTTTTGGGCTCTGTGTACCAGAGCGCCAGCATCCGCTCCCCCTCCTGGGTGGTATAGTGGAACACGGCAAACCACTTGACCGCCTTGCCATAGGCTGTGGTGGCCGCCGTGCCGTGATACCGGGCCATGAAATTGCGCTCCGGCATCATCTCCAGGCCTGTCACCTTTTCCAGCGGGAGGGTGGCCGCCGGGCCGTTTGTCTGCCGGAACACCAGCCCCGCCTCCGTCCGCTCCATGAAACAGGGGCCGTCCTGGGAAAAGCCCCGCAAGCCCTCATAGTGCATCATGCGGGCCCCCGCCGGGAGGTCCTTTTTCTTTCTGCCAAACATCTCAATGCCCTCCTGTTCAAGCGGCCCGCACCCAATACTTGAGGAGCTGGATGTATTCCTCAAGCGGGCGGTTTTCCGCCACCTCTGTGTTGTAAAGGCTGGTCATGTACTGCATCCATGTTTTCCGGCCCTGCAACTTGATTTTACCTAAATAGCCGTGTCGAGAACGCACGGAAAGCGCCTTGTCTGCCATGCGGGTGATATTCACCGCCGGGCTCTTTCTGACCGCCACCAGGGCGGCCTCAAGCGCATCAAGGAAACGCTTTTCATCCTCCGTGAACAATGGCACCGCCTCCTTTGCACTTCCATTGTACGGTTTCACCGCCACTGTGTCAAGTATTGGAGCCTAAAGTGACAATGACAAGTCAAACGGGCACACTATAATTTACATTGTGGAGGTGATGCTGGTGATAGCAGAACGAATAAAAGAACTCCGGCAGGCACGGGGCTGGACCCAAGCAGACCTTGCCCGGCGGCTGAGTATAACCAGGAACGGCGTCAACTCCTGGGAGCAGGGGCTTTCTACACCGTCCCCGGCATCCCTGGTGGACCTGGCCCGGCTGTTCTCTGTGTCCACGGACTACCTGCTGGGCGTGGAGCCCTTGAACACCGTGAATGTGACCGGCCTGGATGAGCGGGATGTGGCCATCCTTGCGGAGCTGGCGGACCGGCTGAGGCAGCACAAGGCCGATGAATAAACAGAGGCCCGGAACAATCCGGGCCTCAAATTTTTTCTTGACATACTACACCAAAAGGTGTATGATATAAGCGTAACGGAGGTGAGCTTGATGGACGCCAAGAAAAACAGCAAACTGCAAAATGCCCGCCTGGCCGCCGGGCTCTCCCAATCCCAACTGGCCAGCGCCGCCGGGCTCAATGTGCGGATGCTCCAGTATTATGAGCAGGGAGCCAAGGACCTCAACGGAGCCAAACTGGCCACGCTCTTGAAACTCTGTCTTGCCCTTGACTGCAAGCTGGGGGACATCTTGACGGATGAGGAAACGGTCAAGCTGCTGGAGCAGTACACGGCGGCATAAACGGCAGATCGGAGCGGGGCGGAAACGCCCCGCTTTTCTTATTTCTGGAGGTGCAGCATGAACCACAAGGACGCCAAGCATTTCACCTGGGACCAACGCTTGACCCTGGAGCGGATGCTCAAAAAAGGATTTACCAAGGCCGCCATTGCCAGCGCTCTGGGCAAATGTGAGCGGTCCATCTACTATGAAATCAACCGGGGCCTCTGTGTCCAGCAGACCTCCGAATATGAGTTTATTGAGGTTTACTGCCCGGAGGTGGCGGAGCGGAAATACAGGGACTTTCTCAAGGACAAGGGCCGGGACCTCAAGATTGGCAAGGACCACGCCCTGGCCCGGCGGCTGGAGGAGCTGGTCATGGTCCAGGGCTTTGCCCCCGGAGCCGCCCTTGCGGAAATCCGAAACAACGGGGAAGTCTATGACACCGTGATATGTGAGAACACGCTCTATAATTACATCTACCGTGGGGATGTGTTCCTCCACCTCACCCCGGAGCACCTGCACAACAAGGGCCGCCGCCACTACGCCGCCAAGAGCAAGCGGCAGGCCGCCCGGAGCTCCAACGGCAAGAGCATTGAAAACCGCCCCCAGGAGGTCAAGGGCCGGGGCAGTTTTGGGCATTGGGAAATGGACAGTATCATGGGGTGCAAGGGCTCCAAAAAGGCCCTCCTGGTCCTCACCGAGCGCCGGACCCGTATGGGCATTGTGATGCTGCTGGAGGACCACACGGCGGCCAGCGTAGTCAAGGCCATCAACAGCCTGGAGCGCCGTTTTGGCAAGCTGTTCTATAAGCTGTTCAAGAGCATCACGGTGGACAATGGCTGTGAGTTTCAAGACTTCGAGGGCATCGAGGCCGCCCACCGGCGCAAGGGCAAGCGGACCATTGTGTTTTTCTGCCACCCATACAGCGCCTTTGAGCGGGGGTCCAATGAGAACATGAACAGACTGATTAGACGGTTTTTCCCCAAGGGCACCAGCTTTGACACCGTAAAGCCGGAGGAGGTGAGGGCGGCAGAGAGGTGGGTGAACAACTACCCCCGCAAGCTGCTGGGGTGGAAATCGGCGGCCATGCTCTTTGAGCAAGAGCTCCTGTCCGCTTGACGGCGCATAAAGCAAGCCAGCCGAATGGGCTTGACCCCATCCGGCTGGCTTGCCATGTTGTTTTGTTGTGAAATCACCCAATAAGGGCGCCTTTTATTTGTGCTGATTGCCGTTTTTTCTTGACTTATGCAAATTTCTATTGACTTTTAGCCGGCCATGCGGGCACTCCCACACAGCCGGGCCAATTCAATTTCATTTTGCAGAACACTTTTCAGCATCGATGGCCAGCACGAACATCAGCACATGGAGCGCGTCTGCCGGGTCAACGATATCCAGCACATAGGTGTCTGTCCATTGCAGCAGCTCTTTGGAAACCGTTGCGACTGTCTCTCCCACCGGCTTTGTAATGGTGTAATCCCACCCAGGGAAATCTCCCTCCACATGCCAGCCGTTGAAATCGATGTTATACTTGGGCTTGAACCAGCCCAGTTCCTTTTCGAGGCAGCCGATATAATTTTCACCCTCATAGAGTTCAAACTTGGGCAGCCAAGTCAGCACCTCCTGCTTGACAGTACCAAGCTCGTTCTCTTCCGTGTCGAAGATTTTCAGGCAGTGCCCCCACGAGAGCTGCCCCTTTACCACATAGACCGTGTTCTCGTTTTCATCATAGATATCGTAGCTGTCGAACCACGAAAACATCCGTTGTTTGAATAAAAGCTTCATCCTGCCCCTCCTCTTTTGCGATTTCACCGCAGACGGAATACATACTTATCCCATATACGATTCAGGGACGGGTTTTAAGGCGCCCTCCCGACAGAAAATTCGATTTTCTCCTAACAGAAGGACTTATCTCAGATTCTAGTTCGTCGAAATCACACAGCCCGCCACGTGAAATGCTCGTGCAGCAGGGTCGCTTTTTGTTCTTTGGTCATTCGCAGAGTTTCTTGTACGCTTTCTGCACGATTTGTGCCATCCGCAGTCTGCGCTCTTTCAAAAACTCTATATATTCCATCTTTTCAAAATCCGGTGGAAGGGCATGATCCTCGCAGGTTTTGTGGTATTCTGTTTCCCCCATCCGGTTCCGATAACGTTCCACATACTCCACCGGCGGGTCATCAGAGATATCAATGTTGGTCACATAATCCAAATAAGTAAAATTTGCAATCTGATTGCGTTCTCGGTCGGTCATATAGCCAATCTGTGTCAGGTAATTTTTAGGGAAAATGTGATGCTTGTCGACCGCATTCTTGGTTCCGCTTGCTCCAAGAATGAAATACTTTGACACCGGCGTCGCACTGAACAGCATCGGTGTATTTAATACGACCTGCGCTGCAATATAGCCGTTCCAGGCCGGAGAGATTGCCGCAGCGCTGTTCAGTTCGTTCGGCAGCGTCAGTCGGAAGTAATCTTCCGTAAACCGCGTTGTAATCGTCCGCTCAATGTACGCGATAAACTGCTCCGCATCATGAACATTTCTCAGGTCAGCAAACTGCTTTTCTACTTCGCTTTCGGTCGATCCGGTGTAAAAGTAGGTAATAGCACCCATAAAAAACCATTTGGCAATCGTCTTTTTGAGCCTGACCGCATCCAGTTTATAGTCATATTTTGCAATCAGGTAAAGTACATAGCTAAAAACCACCGCATTGGATGATGCAATCTGTGTTTTGCTGATGTATCCTGCCTCTCCAATGCAGTTCAAAAATGCATGCCAGTTGTTCAGATCCATCACCTTGAGCAGGGCTTCTTTGAACTTCGCAAGATTCTCCTGTCGCTCCTCGGCAGAATACTTTCCGGTTTCCAGATTTTTCCCTCGTAGCAGCATATATGCATAGCGCAGTCTTGCCCTGCGGAAACCAACACCGACAGCCATTCGGATCAGATGGGATGGCTCGATTGCAATGATGTTATTATAGGACGTTCCACTTGCCGGGATGCGGGATTGCTCGCAGAACAGGTTCATCTGGTCACTGGTCTCATTTTCATAAACCGAGATCAGGGTCTGGATAAAATTATTCTCTGTCAGGCTTTGTCCACCAGAGTTGACCCGCACAAAAATATCTGCTACATCTTCCTCTCTGGCATTGTAGCTGATTTCCAATGTCGGAAGTGAATACTCTGAAAGGTTAAGCAAATCATTTATATTATTTTCGATCAGATCTTCTTCCGCATCTGTCAGCGCTTTCTCTTCACGCTTGTTCCTTGCTTCGTTTACTGCCCGGATATACTTACGTCGAAAAGCACTAATCGTATTATTTTCTTTTGCCAAAAAGACATCCGACACCTTGGGAATCCATTCCGGCGTCCGCTCAAACGCAGACGTCCACACCGCAAATTCTCGCGTCAACGGATTGAAAGAGATTTTAATTTCACGCTCCACAAAGTTTTTATCTTTTACTTTCACGCCATACATCGACGCTACAAGCGCCGTCAGGCGTTGCTGCCCATCAATAACCAGTTCTTTTGGCTCTGTATAGATTTTACCGTTAATGCCTATGCCGCTTTTCTTCTCATCATAATCCGCTGGTGACTCCCACAGCATAATGTATCCGATTGGATAGCCTTTCAGCATCGAATCGTAGAGCTCACGTATCTTATTATCTTTCCAGACAAACGGCCTTTGCAAATCAGGCAGTCCGATTTTTCCGATTCGGACATCTCGTACCAGATCGCCGACTTTGCTTGGAATATTTTTAAACAGTTCCGTTGCCATTTTTTCTGCCTCCTTTTCTTTATTATAATAAACCGATGTACAAAACACAACAACAAAAACCGCCCTGAGAAATCCCTCAGAGCGGTTTTACATTA